TTATCCGAAAAACGCACAAGATAGCCGCCAACTTTCCCATTGCCAAGCGCCTTAACTTCTCCACCATAAATAATCAGTTCATCATCCATAAGTCACCCCTATTATTATATCATAACCCCAATTTGTTTATTGCGTATTGTATCCACTTGTCATAAATGCTTTTAATTTTAGGCAGTTTCTCGCGCGCTACATCGATTAGTTTTCTCCAGCCAATTCTCGCCATATGAGTAGCCTGGAGTTTTTCGTCTGCCAAATACTTGGCATAGCTCGCCGAGTTTCCAATAATAACACCAAATCCATCCAACGTATTTGTAACATAAAATTTAGTGCCGTATTTTTCTGACCTCATGTCATTATAGGATTTATACTGCATACCGCGCCCACGAATATAATAAGGTTCTGGCGGGGCGTTAGCAGCGGTGGCTGGCGGATATTTCTGCAGTCCTTCAGTTTTCAGCACTTCTTTAGCGGCTTCATCCCCAGCCTGCGACAATATCTCTTTTAGAAACTCGTTGCTGGATAAATCCTTTAGTGACTTGACAATTTTTTCGATGCCTTTAACTTCTATAATTAGTGGATCGCTCATATTTTTGTTCCTGTTTGTAGAAAACATCTACATTTTACGTGCGCAGGCGGCGCGTCTACTCCACCGCTGAATGGTTTATCTATCTCAACCTCTTCGCCATCCATAGCTGAACAAATCTCGCAAACGATATCATCGCGATTAGTGAACCAAGTTTTGATAACTTTTACATCTGGGTATTCCTCTTTCATCATCAGCCCAGCCAATCGCTCACCTTCAGCATACGATCGTGTCGTTTCAGTGACTGCAATTGTCCTTGCGCGTTCAACTCCAAATATGTCGTTCAGCTGAGAACTGATATCGCCAAGCGTAAAGCCTGGCGTACTTATGAACCGTTGAATAGCGTTTCCGACAAGTTTTTTGCTGGTCTCGTTAACGCCCTTAATAAGTTCGCCAGCATAACTGCCAGCCCAATCCAATGCCCTATCATTAACCAGTGAATAATCCAGTCCAATCGAAACGCTATTTCTGAACAACTCAACCCCGCCTCTTCCAGCAACATAAAGTAGTTTGATTATATCAGCGGTAAATTTATCGTCGTCCTCAAAAATGTCATCCAGCGGGTCAGTGGGTTTAATAATGTCTTTACGTTCAGGAAAGCGCATAGTTAAATATTCAATAATTTTTCTATATTGCTCCTTGAATTTTCGCCTGATAGCTATAGTTAATTTATCTTCCATAGACTCTTTAGCCAGCCTGCCAGGCTCGCGTCGGTCTCTACGTTTCAGCATAGGAGGTAACTCGACGCCGCGGGACTTCAGCTCGTCAATAATACTATTTATAACAATGCGGAATTCTGTCTCATCCATCTAATAAGGCCACCGTGGCATCCTGTAAACTTTTTACCAAATCGTCAAGTGTGGCGTGTTTGCTGTCATCGAATACACGCTCTATCTCATCTTTACTTTTACAGCTCTGGAGTTGAGATTTTATGCGTTTGTAGTCTGCCTCGGGAATATACTGCGACTGGAATTCCACATCGGCAGTTCCTTTTTTCTCAAATTGTTTGATTGATTTGCGTTTCCATTTGCGCAGATCCTCGCTCATACTATCAACCGCTGCGGTTACTTCCCCTTGATTGCGCACAAGCCCCATAGACTCTTCCGATACCTCAAAGCCCAAAATGTCAAAGGCAGCCTCGAGTGGAACTCCTGCGCTAACTAAATTCAGCAGGGATGCGCTTCGTTGATTTTCATCCTCCTGGAATATGTCCAGCTCCTCAGGATGTACTTCGAGCGTCAGTCCAGTGTCGCTCAAGAATTGTGTATTAATGGTATCAGCTAAATTCTCTGCCGATGGCACAATCGTTTCCTCATAAAACGATCTTCGGTGCTCAACGGCGGTGGCATAGTTAGCCGCATCCGTCAGCATTGTTTCTGGAATGCCGAATGCCCAGGCTATATCCTGCAATGCCTGCTGTCTTACATTCGGCATATCCATCGTGTTTAGATCTGGAGTTATAGTGCTTGGCTTTACATCTCCACGCAGGGCGATAACGCCAAATGCCTTTTTTATTCCGGTGGTCATGCGCGCAAAGAAATTGCGCGTCCTCTCGATATCTTCCGTTCCAGCATTAACATCCAACCCTAAAACGGTTACCGGCATCGCCCCGTTTTCGAAAAATTGAGTAGAAAAACTACGCAGATAATATAGTGTCTTTCCAGCGCCAAGCGCAACATCAGTAGAACTCAATCCCTTTTCAATGTCGTTAGAAGGATTGAAAGTTAGAAAATGCACGATTTCATCGCTCGTCCATGGCCCGAATGTATCTCTTCCAACTCGCTGAATAAACTTTTTTTCCACGATTACAGAACCATCCTCAGTCTTTTTCTGGCTCGCCTTCACCTCAACTGTAAATGGGTTCAGCCATTGCGCGCCCATGCGTTTTTTACTCGTATCAAGTTTCAGCCAATAACCACTGCCGCAAAGTAACAAACTTGCCTCTGTTTTCCATAGCAGCGATTTTAGCGGGGTGACAAAAATATCATCCCAATCCTTTTCTTTATCCTTAAACATCAGCCTAAATGGAATTGACGTCAGAGCATTGCAGCGCAGATATACGGCGCGATAGATTAACGGCACAAGCGCAAATGCCTGTTGTGAAGAATTCAGCTTATTCGACGCTTGCAGATATTCAGCCCACTCGGGTATAGTTACTACGGTTTTAATTTCGTTTTTATTTTTCATCCCCTCTACCCTCATACCTCAAATAAAACAACACCGCCAGTCTGGTCTATAGTATCGTATCTCAATGCGTCCATTGCGTGGTCATTTTCCTTGACAGGCTCATCTTTAGATTCTTTCCAGATATAACTCTCAAATTCGTTGATGGTGTGCACGCATGACGGGTCTATAGTCAGGCGTGGCAGCCCATCGCCTTGAACCCTCAGCAGATCCTGCACGGCTCTAATGCCATCCAAAACTCGCCCCTTCTTCGGTCTTGCCATAAGTCCATGATTCCGCAGGTCAGCGATAAGTCCAGCTGCAGCTGCATCCACTGCGATATCTTCAATTTTTCTTCCTTGCGCCATACGCATCGCCTCTGTAATTATATCACTTTGCAGCTTGCCACGCTGATAAAACTCCTCGCATATATGCCTGCGTTTATCGTTGTCATAGCCGATCAGCAGAATGACAGCTGGATTGGTGTAGCCTTCATCAATTGCCAAATGATAGTATGCAAAGTCCTTTTCCATTCGTTTTACATGTATATCTCGGCTGAACTCTGGATAAATAAGTCCCTCAAGTTGCGCAAATTCCCCATAAACTTCCTGCGCTAAAAACTGCCCACTGTAACTATCCAGCAACGACTGCACAAATACCTGTGATATATAAGGATTGTCAATAGTAGCTGCCTTAAAAATAGTCATCATGTCCCTTTTTTCGTACAGCCAATTTCTTCCCTTTGGCGTGGTCGTAATCCAACACGGACCTGCTCCACCGCCAGCCCGCAGCCTGCCAATGACAATCTCCCAGGTACCCTTCTGTGCCAGACCAGCCTCGTCAATCCAAGCCCAGTGCGCATTAATGCCATGTAGTTTCTCAGGATCATCCGCTGAACGAAAGAATATCTCCGCTCCATTGCGCAGCATAATTTCATGGTCGCTTTTATTATAACTGGCAATCAGTTCATCGTTCAGCTCTCGAAATGTCCTGATAGTAACATCGTGTAACATTCTATAGGTCGGCGCAACTACCAGCCCAAGCGTTTTTGGCTTGGCATAAAGGATAGATTTTATGCAGCCTGCAAACGTCTTGCCTGAACCAATGCCGCCAAGCATAGCCGTAAATCGATCCTGACACGAAACAAAATCATACTGAGTGTTATAAAGTTCAATCTCCACGCGGTTTGATAATAACATTGAATGGTTGATCCTCGGCGCCAGCTATCTCTTGCCGCTCCACATAGCCGCGCTTTTTACCCAGCGTCTTCAGCACCAGCGCGACCGCCCACGGTTCACCATTTAGCACGGCTTGGCGTAATTTCTGCTCCGACAGGTCAATCAACTCGCCGCGATAATCCTCAACCGCTGCCTTGATATTGTCGGACTTAGCCATGCGGTTATAGATGGTATTCGGCGCACAGCCCAGTTTGCGTGCAGCCAGATAAACCATGCCGTTCACGTCTCGCAAGGCGTCAATGATCTGCTGGTTAGATAGGCGCATAATTACTCAATATGCTCAATTAACTCCGGCACTCCGCCGGTCACATCGACCCAGCGCTGAATTGCTACTGCAACATAGGCTGGACTTATCTCAACCGCGCGGCACTTGCGCCCCAACCGCTCGCAGGCGATAAGAGTTGTGCCAGAGCC